GCGACAGTGTGTTGTTTCCGATCACCCTCTTGATCGGCGGCGTTATCGCGTTTTTTCTCTTTCTTTACCTGACTGGCCACGATCCGGACGAGCGACCTCTGACCTTGGTGGAATGGGTTATCGGCGGCACGCTGATCGGACCGGGTTTCGGGTATCTCATGAAATGGAGAAGAGCGAAGGATCGCCGGAGCGCAAATACGGAATGAAACCGTGTCTGCGATCGAACCCAAACCAGTCATTTGTGGGGAATGCAAGAAAGCGGTGGCGACCCCTGCAGGACTCGAACCTGCGACCTACTGCTTAGAAGGAATTAACAATTTCAATAAAATCAACTACTTAACCTGTGCACCCTGCATGCCGTTGGACGATCATGCAGGATACTGTTTCACCAATTTGCCTTCACTCGTAGCTCTCTGATCCGCCTGCCTCATGCCATGTCACCATCTTGCGCATGGCGTTGTCCGCAAGCTCCGGATGCATCGCGAGATAGTGTTTCAGGATCTCGTTTGCGCTGTTGAATGTATGGCCTGTGATAGCGCAAATCTCCGGAATGGTGCAGCCCGCTCGTGCCAGCCAAGTCACGGCCGTGTCGCGCAGATCCTGATCGCGAAGGGTCGAGCAGCTCGGCATTGGTTTGATTTCTTTGCGGTGCCCTTGCGCCGGCAGTCCGCTCGCCGCGGCCGCCTTCACCAGCGTGTAGCGCTTGTAATAGCTGAACGTGTCGAACTGCGACCAGTCGCGCTCATCGAGGACCACGTGCGGTGAAACAACCTCAGCCCTTTTGCGCCGCACCTGCATCGCCTTGATGCGGTTTGTCAGCTCCGGCGCTTCCGGAATGGAAACGATCGCCTTTGTCTTCATCTGCCGGAAGTTGACGCGGCCTCGCTCGCGTCCAAGGAACGTGAACTGCCGGCGGTCGTTCTGGCGCTGGCCGGTCCACACGCCCAGGACGATCATATCCGCAATCTCCGGAAGGCCGATCGCGTCGGCAACCTTCACCATCTGCTCGATCTCGGCCGGCGTGCCGGCACGGATCCGCGATGGCGGCGTTTTCATGCGGAGCTTGTGGGCGGGGTTGATCAGCATTTCCGGAAGCTTGCCGCGATCCATCGCCCACTGCAGGGCGGTCCCAAGTCGCCGCATCGTGTTCACAGCTTCCGCTAGGCCGGAGTTTGTGCGGATGCGGTCATACATGCCAAGGCAGATCGGTTTCGTGAGTGCAGCGGCTTCTGCGGCCCAAACATCGGGCATCTGTCTTGCGATGACGTCGCCATTTCTGCGATACTCGTACCGGGTCTTCGGTGAAATGTCTGCGATCGCCGGGTTTTTCTCCGGGGTGAGCCAGTCCTTCCAAAGCTGCTCGAGCGGATAGGTCGGCAGCACGGGCACAATCCTTTGCGGCCTTTCCGCCGGCATCCTTGCTTTTGCTCTGGCCTGCTCACGCTGCTCGGCTTCGATCTCGCGGGCGAATTCCTGTGACCAGTCCAGCGCCTGGCCGGCCGTCATCCAGTTGCCATCGTCCTCGTTGCGTAGATCCTTGCCCTTGTAGCCTCGATCGCGAAGTGTTTTCGACGGCTCGAAGCGTGGGCGACCATTGCGCCAGGTGACATAGGGGATTTTTGGTTGGGGCTTCTTCATGGCTTCTACTCGTACTTTCGGCCGTTGATCATGTGCTGGAAAAAAAATGCCCGGCGGTCACGCGAAACAAAGACCGCCGGGCAGGCAGGCTCCGGGAGACTGGAGCCACTGGAGGGTTTAGCGGGGCCGGTGGTCCGCCGTTGGTACCGGCCCCGCATCGCCGCCCGCTGCGGGGGAAGCGGGCGGTGATTGCTTCCGGCGCGTGGCGCGCCAGATTGCGATGAAGGTAAGCGCCTGGGCGATGAGCAACGGTGCGATCGACATAGACCACTGCGCGATCGTCATTGCACGGTCCTCAGCGCCGGGCGTCGGTAGCGTGCTAGGTTCAGCACCGGGCAGCCGCTATCGACGTCCTCGAGCGCGCGGCGGGCCTCTATGAGCATGATGGTCCGCGACGCTTTTGCTGCGATCGCACCCTGCAGGTACCCGTCGATCTCAGCCCGGGCGGCGCGCATTTCGCGCAGCTCGTCCTCGAGGCGCTTCATCAGCGCGTCCTGGACGCTACCCAGGCGCTCGAGTTCGTGAATGGTCTCGCCGGCGCTCATGGTGCGTTCTCCTGCTCGGTGAAGCGGGTGAACATGGCCTCGATCTCGGCGAGTTCCTTTTTTGCCTTATCGAGTGTACGCTTGGCGATGTCCTCCGCGATCGTGTCCATTTCGGCAGAAATGAGTTCCATTGCCTGCCAATAGCCAGGCACGCCGTTGGCCCACGTTTGGCTTACGTCAACCTTCGGCTCCGTCATGACCGCGTCGCGGCTGGTCGGTTCCATCCACTCGATTGCCTTCCGAAGATGCTCGGCGCGGTTGGCGGCCTTTGCCACCTTGTCTGCGAAGGTTTTCAGATCGGTCATGCTTCACCTCGTGCGATCCGCTTCTCCGCCGCCGCCTGCCAGTTGGAGAGGGCAGAAAGCATGCTGCTGTTGGACGTCGACCGGATGCCGGCGAGCGTGATCGATGCGCCGCGCCAGTCAGATTTCCAGACCGCACCTTCGTTTGCTTGCAGTTCATCGGCGATCGCGATAACGGCGCGATCGTGCGCCGCCCGCTGCTCGTAGCTGTAGGGCGGCAAAGCCTTCTTACGTTCGGCGATGAAGTCGCAAAGGCGTTTCAGATTGCTCATGCTTCGCCTCCTGCAACGGCCGCCAGCTTTCTCGACACGAGCCCCTCGATCTCGAGCAGCGGCACGCGGCCGCTGGCTTGACTGATAAGCTCGGCGACGAACCACAGGCGCAGATCCTCATTGTTCGGAGCCATACGGGCCTTATGCAGATCCTCCTCGATGAGCTCCTGCAGCCGGATTTCGAGCTGGTCGAGATCTTTTGACTGACGCGATGGTGTTGCGATCCCTGAGGTTATGATACGCCCGGTTGATATCGCTCGATCAATTTTTTCAAGATCGAACCCTCCGTATTCCAGGAGGTCACGGGCGTTTTCGAGCGCGCCCAGCATGTCGCACAACGCGTTGATCGGCGATGGTGTGTCGACGTCCTGCATCTGTGCGGTGAGGGCGGAGATCCGTTGACCGTTGAGAAAATCTCGCAGCGCGGTCATTTCGCCAGCGGGGAACCGAGCAATCCAATGAATGCTGCCCTCCGGACCATGCTCGCCTTCGCAACGATCGTCCTCCAGCGCGAAGTCGTTTTCATCGACAACGATGTAACCACTTCCGTCTTTGCGAACATGGAGGCACCCACCTTGGAATGCCAGGGCAGAGCCAGAGCAATGATGCGGCACGATTGACGATGCATGCTCCGCAGCGGGCAGGGCGGCTTCCAGCTTATCAGCCAGTGCGCCGATATGCTTCACCTCATGATGCTCGCGAAGGACCTCCACGATACGATCGCGCAGGCTCGGCATCTGTTTGAGTGCCTGGTTCATGCGTCACCCCGCAATCTCTGCAGGGCGATGCCGCCGCCAGTGGTTAGCGAAATGTTCGGCGCGCGGCCGCGCACGAGCTGCTTTTCCTCAAGCCGGCGGATCGTTGCCAGATTGAAGCGCTTGTTGCCGACCTGCAGGCGGCCGTCGACTATCCGCTGCTGGCGGAAAAAGTCGATCGAGGCGAGCGCATCTTTCTCCGCCTTCTCGAGATTTCTGCGCGGATCCAGCACGGCAGGGTTTTCAGTGAGGGGCGTCATGGTCATGCTGCTTCCTCCAAATGCTCAATCCGCTCCACCGGGTAATTCAGCATCACGCTGTATCCGGTTTCGAGGGAGCGCTGCAGATCGTCGGTGGTGGCGAGCCGATCGCCGACGTCGTGAGGCTCGTTAAGGTTGACGAAATGCTTTCCGTCAGCCCATGCCCATGCCTGAAACGGGCCGGCGTCAACGACCTCGCCGATCGCGCGGCCGTCGTCTTTGACGTCCCACCACGTGAAGTCCTGACCGCAGTCCACAAAGTGGAAACGGATGATCTTGCTCATGCCGCCGCTCCCGCCGCATAGGCGGCTGTGAGCTGGGCGCGGTCCACGTGGATCCGGACAAGTGATCCGGCTGTGCGCATTGCGTGGGCCTTGATCTCGCCATACTGGCGAAGCCATTTCTCCATGCCTTCACGATGCCAGCGCAGTTTCTTCTGCCCGGGCAAAGGTGCCGGCATGCCGTGCTCGATGATGAGGCCGTTGCGCTTACGCAAAAAGGTTTCCCTTTGCAGGCCGAGCGCTTCGGCCACGTCTTCCGCCTGCATGAAGCGGTCATTTGAATTCTGGAGCATGTTTCGCGTCTCCCATGTGAATTTGCGCCTGCAAATCAGTGCGCAGAGGGAGATTGTATGAATTGCATGTGAAAAGCAAATGAATATGTGAATTTCGCATTTCTCACATATGCATTGTTAGGTTCGAAGTTGTGAAAAACTTCTTAGCGGAACGTGAAAAAGGAGCGCTCCTAAATTTAGCGTTGCGGAGCGCTCCTCAATTTAATGAAGGCGCAGCAAAAGGAGCGCTCCAAAGTTTAATGATTTGGAGCGCTCCTAAATTTAACGTCAATGTCTTGATTGCGACAATCTAGTGGCGAAGCCGAAAACCGCCCACGACAGTCCCCATGATGACGATGTTCTGATCGTCCACTATTTCCGGCGGAGCTGGCTCGCCATTCATGAATGCTGTGAGAAGGTATGGTGTGCGGTACACGCGGAAGATGGTTTCGGCAGTTCCGCGGCGATAGTCGTATTTCTGTGCGCAGACTGCATCGCCATTCCTGGCGACTGCCTTTTCGTCGACGGCCACCACCATGCCCGGTAAATAGCCCACAGCTGCCAAGCTTGCGGTCTTCAATGTCCAAAGGTGCACGCTCTGTGCTTCCTTTGCGGTCAGCTTCAAGGCGGTGCTTATAGGGTCGGACGGATCGTCCATGGCGATGAAGGGCTGAGCCTCATCTTCGCTGAAGCTCTGGATAACTGGCTTCACCTTGGTTTCGTAGGCGGGGACGCGGGTGGCGTCCTCGATCTTCTTCACCGATCGCGCGCTGAGCGAATGGCCGCTTTCATCTTTGCTGTAAAATCGGGTGAGTGTGGACGGGTCAAGCTTCGACGCTCTGGCGATCTCGGTGATCGTCAGCCCGCTCAAATCTTTTATGTGGTCCAGCCATGCGATTTGCTGGTCGCGCAAAGATGTCATGCGCGCAGATATCGCAGGATGCACGGCCATGTTCAAAACGCAAAACTCCACTTGACCAATCACACCAAATCACATCACCATGTGAAAATTCAATATGGATGTGAAAAATGACTGTGTATTCCTTCACGCAAATTCTTGAAAGATGCGCGAGGCTGGGGGTTTCACAGAAGCAATTGTGTAGCGTAGCTGATGTGAACGAAGGCACCTTGTCGCGTGCCAAGAAAGCCGAGCGGGAACCGACGAACAGAATTCGCCGGCGTCTTTCTGCTGCCATCGACGATATCGCGGCCGAGCGTGGCGTGGTCTTCGTCGATGAAGGGCAGGAGACGCGGCAATGACCGAGCTTCCGCAACTCGCCCTTTCAATCATGCAGCCATGGGCTTGGCTGATCGTCAACGGCCACAAGGATATCGAGAACCGTGATTGGCCGACGAGATTTCGCGGGCCTGTCGCCATCCATGCCGGCAAGAAGCCGGATGATGATTGTACCTATGCTTTGACTTGTCACGAGGGCCCGCGCCATCCGGTTACCGGCGCGCCATTCTCGATCGATACCGGATCGCGGCTCATCGAGAGCGATGGGCTTTTCGATACCTATAGTGCGACAGCGTGGCACGGCCATTTTGGTGGCATCGTCGGTGTGGCTGAAATCGTTGATTGCGTCATTGCAAGCGAAAGTCAGTGGTTTCAAGGCATTTTTGGCTTTGTGATCCGCAATGCCCGACCGGTTGATTTCATTCCGGTGCGCGGCCAGCTCGGCTTTTTCGATTGGCGCAAAAACCTTCCGGTGGCGCCATGATCCTTGGCGAAGACTGGATCCAGCAACTGGACGAAAACGCCGACGAACTGGGGCTGCGCGACACCATGGTGTGCCTGGGCGGAAAGCCGCCGGCGGAGTTTGCCGAGAACCGAGCCTTTCATGTGCAGCTGATCGACGATCTGGCTGCAGAGGCAAAGCGGCGGAATTGGCCCGGGGCGCAATTCTGCTTCTACATGCGCCGTGACGGCTTCGTTTCCATCTACATCGCGCCTTCGAAGGATGGCGAATTGACCTTGTCCGGTCTCGCGGAACACCGCGAGGCCCAGAAAACCGCGACCAGCAAGCCGCCCGAACTGGTGGCGCTCGTCTGAAATGTTCACGCCGGTTTGTATTGCGTCCGGCCTTTGCTTGCAGGGGCTGATAATGAATTCTGTCGCCGAAATAGATCTGGCGATCAAATCCGCGGGGCTCGTCGAGTGCGAGGTATTGCGCGCCGCCGGCGTCGCATCGCGGTATCTGTACAATATACGCGCCGGGATCCGGCCGCTCACGCCGCGCACCGTGAACCGCGTGCGCCTGGCGATCGCGCAGCTGAAACGTCAGCGCGATCTAGAGCAAAAGGGCAGGGACGCCGAACTGCGGTTCCCTGACCGCTCCTCTGCGATCCGTTCCTACCGTTTGGCTGTGGCGCTGGTAGCGCAAAAGGCTGCCGTGCAACCGGGTTTCATCCTGTCCGCTGATCCGTCCAGGCGGGCGACGGCCGACGAACAATGGATGCGGGCAACCAGGCTGCGCCGGCTCGCGATCTACATCACCGTAACCTACCTCGATATTCCGCAAGCGGACATGGCCCGCGCCCTTGGCGTGAGCAAGGCCACCGTTTCGCTTTTGCTGAAAGAGCTCGGCGACGAACGCGAGCGTCCGGAGATCGAGGCGGCGCTGGCCTATGTCGAGGAGGCCTTTCAGTCATGAGCTGGGAATTCAAACCGGGCATGCGCGTGGTGTGCATCCATCCGTACGACAGTCCGCGAGAAGTTGGGATAGCCGTTAGGTACGGTGTCCGGACGCCTCGAAAGGGCGTCGTTTACACCATCCGAGAAGTGTTGCTGCCCGAAAAGCTGCCTGAGATCAGCAACACAGTCCTCCCTCTCCGTTTGATCGAGATCGTCAACCCACCGGTGCGTTTTGTAAATGGCGTACTCGAGCCAGCATTCCCGTCAACCCGCTTTCGGCCACTGGACGAAAGCCGCCTCGATGTGTTCCGCGATCTCCTAGTGGACGTCCCGAAAGAGGAGGAGCTGGTCTAATGGCTGCTCTTTCCCATCAGCATATCTGTATCCTGCAGATAATTTTCCGCCGCTTTGAGGAGCGTGTCTCCATACTCCTCGAGCATGCGGAAGGTGTGTTCAGCCCACTGCGCGTGTCCGAGGTAGTTCGTGGTGTTTGCAAAACTCTCGAAGCTGTTTTCGTAGTCCTCGATCCGGCTAAGAATATCCTCAATGAGGACACCTCTTTCGATGCCGATTTCCTGCTCAAATTTTCGGGCGGTTGGAATGAATTTCGCGGTGCGGACACTCCGGATATCAATCAAAATGTTCGTAAGCTGTACCTCGTACCCCGGGGTTTGCGCCTCGTTCCACTTCTTCGCGCCGATTGCGCCGGCGTTGGCCAAATAAAATCCTTCGAACTTTGCCCGCCTTGCAATGGCTCTCGATTTAGCGAGTTGAACACGCATCGTTTCTTGCTGATGCCGGTTCGCATCCGATATCTGCCGGGACAGGAAAAATATTGTCGGAGCAGCGGCCGCGACTGCGGCCCATCCACCGAGTGCAGAAACCCACTCGCGGAAACAATCTGTTTCATCGCTGCTGCAGGCGAAATCACGAACTGTGAAGGCCCGGAAAAGCAAAAAGATGAGCAGCATAGCTGCCATTCCGAATGCAATGTACCAGCCCAGCCAATAGCCTCGATCGTCTTTCGCTTTCACGTCTCGCCCCCGCTCGCTTCCGGGTGGACGATAGGCGAGAGCTACCCGGTTTTGCAATGGGGGCGTGCAGCATGAGCGACGTTCATTGCAACTGCCCCACCTGTGGCCAAGCGCTCCCTGCCGGGCTGTTTGCTGTCGACATGGAAAGCCGCATCATCATTGCCGGCAACAATTTCGCGGCGCTGACGGCGCAGGAGATGGAAATCTTTTCCGAGCTTTACCGGAAGCCAGGCGCTGTAAAGACGCGCGAAAGGCTGCTTGCCTGCATCGCTCCGATGATCGGTGAGGAACAGCAAATCAAACTCGTCGACGTGGTTGTTCACAAGCTGCGTAAGAAACTGACGCCGCTTTCCGTGTCGATCGAGACTGTTCGCGCAACCGGTTACCGAATGATCCCGCGAGCGCGCGACGCCGCACAAATTCCCGCTCACAATGGAGGTGTAGCATGACTGATGTATCGCAAGATCTCGGCCAGAGGCCGGATTTGATGTGGGTTGCCATGGACAAGATCCGTGTCGATCGGAATTACCAGCGCGAGATCCGGCCCGGCCGCGTCGCCCAGATCCTTCGAGAGTTCAACTGGGCGCATTTCCAGCCGGTCATGCTGGCCGAGCAGGAAGACGGGACCTTTACCGTTTTCGACGGGCAGCACCGCGTTGCGGCCGCCCGGGCGCATCCTGATGTAACCGAGATCCCGGCCGCCGTGGTTCGCATCGATGGCGCACGCGAGGAGGCGGGCGCATTTCTGGGCGTCAACGTTAACCGCACCAATGTTTCGACCGTCGAGCGATACTGGGCGGGCATCGAGGCCGGCGACGCCGACATGATGGCGGTTTGCTCCGTCCTCGAGGAGGCCGGCTGCGAAGTTGTCCAGGCGCACGGCGTCAAACCGGCCGCCAACAAGACGCATGCCGTGACGGCCGTCAGCCGGGCGATCAAGACCTACGGCGATAGCGCTGTCAGTTCCGCCTGCAGGGCGATCGTCGCGGCTTGGCCGAATGATACCGGTGCGCTGAACGGCGTCGTCATCCAGGCAATTGCCCGCCTCTATCGGAACAACAAGGCCACGATCAACGACGAACGCATGGTGATGAAGCTGCGCGGGAAAAACCGCCAGATCCTTTCCAGCGATGCAGAAGCGATCCGCCGGCTCTCCGGAAGTGACGCCGGTCTGGCGCTAAGCAAGGCACTCGTCGAGATCTACAACAAGGGTCTGCAGACGAACACGATTTCCATTGGCGAAAAGCGGTGAGTGGCGACCCATGAACCGTTCCGATACCTCCGAAATCAAACAGGCGTTGAAAGACCGCATCGAGGGTCTTTGCCAACGCCTGCTGCCCACCGGCAAGAGGGAAGGGCGGCTGTGGGTTTCTCACAATCCCATCACCAATGATTTCCACCAGACGCCGGAGCTCAAGATCGCGCTCGATCGAGATCCCGGCGCTTGGAAGGATTACCGCACCGGCGAAAAGGGCGACGTGCTCGGCCTGGTGCAATATCTGACCGGCGGCGATTTCCGTGCGGCCATGGATTGGTCGCGCGATTTTCTCGGGCTGCGCTCGATGACGGTCGAGCAGCGCCAGGACATGAAGCGCCGGGCCGATGATGAGCGCCGCAAGGCTGAGGCGAGGGCGGAAGCCGAGCGGCTAAAACGCATGGGCAGGGCAGAGCAGGTCTGGAACAGCGGTTACCAAGACGGCGCGCGATCGACGGCCGAGGCCCATGCCCGGGCTTACTTTGCCACACGCGGCTGCCCAATCGACGACATTCCGAACCGCGACATGCAGACATTCCGTTTTGCGGCCGCCCAGGAATACTGGAAGCGCGCGCAGTTCCGTCATGAAAACGGCCGGCGCATCAAGGTGCAGGACGGCCCGAAGTTTCCGGCCGTGCTTTCTGCCATGCGCATGCCAACGGGCCAGATTTCGGCCGTGCACATGACATTTCTTTCGCCGCTCGGCCCGCAAAAGCTGCCGGTAACCGGCGATGAAACCGCCAAAATCATGTTTGGCGAAGCGCGCGGCGCGATGATCCGCATCAGCCACGGCCCTGAAGGTGAGCCGCCGGAAACGGCGACGCGGCCGTTTCCGCTCATCCTCTGCGAAGGCGTTGAGGACGGGCTTTCGCTGGCGCTTGCCATTCCCGAAGCCCGCGTCTGGGCGGCCGGTTCGCTCGGCGCCATGGCGTCGGCGCCAGTGTGGTTGCCCTGCGTCGGCTCCATCATCGTTGCCCGCGACAATGACTGGGAAAAGAAAACCGCCGTCAAGCAATTCGAACGGGTGATGGAGGAGCTTTCGTGCGCCGAAAAGCCGCTCACCGAGATGACCAGCCACCTGGGCAAAGATTTCAACGACCTGATGAAAGGGGAAGAATGAAGCTTTTTCAGCGTCACCAGCAACTGTTCCGGCACGATCCGGAAAACGGCGTTTACGGCGATTGCTTCCGTACTGTCGTTGCCTGCCTGCTTTGTGTTGATCCAGCTGAGGTCCCGCACGTTTGCAACGGCCCGGACGATGGGCTGGCGAACGACCGCATGCGGGAATTCCTGACGGCGAACGGCATCTTCATGATTGGCGTTGCGTTCGAAGGATCCGCCGAGCTCGATCGGATCCTTGAAATCGGCGAGCAATCGTCCGGCGGTCTTCCTTGGATGTTGACCGGCCAGAGCAGGAACGGCGTCAACCACGTGGTTATCTGCCAGGGCGCGACCATCACTCATGACACGTCAATCGACCAATCCGGCATCGTCGGCCCGACGAAAGAGGGCTGGTGGTGGATGGAATGGATTGTGCGCGCTGCGAGCTCCGGAAGGGCTGAAGCATGAGCGAGATCGGACACAACGTGGATACCGTCGGCGCCGCGCAACTGCGTCAGATCATCGAGCGCATCGAGCGACTTGAAGAAGAGGGCAAGGCCATCAACGCGGACAAGGCCGATGTTTACGGCGAGGCCAAAGGCCTGGGCTACGACACGAAAGCAATCAAAACCATCGTCCGTCTTCGGCGCAAAGACGCCAATGAGCGGATCGAAGAAGAGACCATTTTGCAAACCTACATGGCCGCGCTGGGCATGGAGTAACCACAAGGAGAAAGAGCATGTCGAAACGTAAAGGGCAGAACAATGGAAGCACCCGACGAAATCAATCGTCGCCGGCAGCAAGCGGAAATGCGCCTAAGATCGATACTGCAAGCGCACCTCCATCAGCTGACGGTGCGACCGTGGACACCGCGTCGATCGTGGATGGATCTAATGGCATCGACGGCGCTGCAGACGGCAAGGGGCTGAGCGATGGCGGGCGGCAAGAGCTACCGGGGCTGGAAGCCGGCCAAGACGCAACACCAGGCGCTGGCACGAAAACAGCCGATACCTTTGGCGAAACCGTTTCGGTCGATCTCGGCACTGGATCCAGTTCCGGATCAATCGAAAATGACGGCGACGCAAGCGCTGATGGTGCAGCGGATGGCGGGCAGGACGGCTCCGTTTCCGGAGAAAGCAACGACCAGGCCGGAAGTGCTGGAGGGGGAAATTCTGCCTCCGGAGACGATGGAAGAGAAAATGATGAAGGCGGCGCAGGAGCACAGTCGCGTCTGCAGCGACGCAATGGACGCCTTTACCTACGTCATGATGGCGCGGGCAAGCAGACGCTAGACACGGATAGCGTCGCCGGCCTCTCTGGTGATCTGATGGACGCGCTCGAGCTCGCCGGCTGCGATACGGCCGAAAATCTCATCGACATGGCGCGGATCGGCTCCAACGTCATGGAGGCGATCGACGATATCCGGAAGCTCGACGGTCCCTTCAAGGATTGGGCTCCTATGGATGATCCGGCCGAGATCGTCCATGACCTGTACAACGCCCTCGAGCATGCCCGAGAAAAGGCGGCCACGCCGGCGTTGGATCCGGAGGTTCATTGCTGCCCGATCTGCGACGTGCCCTTCAAAGCTGATGATGTTTGCGCCACAGATATCGACGAGGGAACCTGCCACGCGGAATGCTTGGCAGGGTCGCCTGTCGTCGATCTCGATACCGGGGAGCCTAAAGCGGGTTCGGTCGAGACATTCCTATATTCTGATCCCGTCGCTTCCGAGACGGCATCGAGACCGAATGACCAACCGTGGTGGCTCACCGCGCCGAATTTCTCCAAGGATTTCGATCCGCGCGAGATCTCACACTCGTTCGCCTATGACGTCTTCCGTGGCGTCCATGGTTCTGTCGAGACGGCCGGCGTGGTTATCAACGGCGGATCGGCGGCCGAGGTACCGTCGATATCCTTCGAGGCTGTCAGCGAGCTCGTCGAACTGGTGCGGCGCATCGGCTCGCGCGCAACGCCGGATGTCCTGGCGCAGCACCTGGTCATCACAAAGCACCGCCAGTCTGCAGAACTCACCAAGGCGGAAGAACTCGGCCTGAAAGCCTTCGCATCGATCCTGATCGACCTCGACGACTACGCCGCGGCTGAAAAGAAGCGCCTCGAGGATATGGCGGCCGAGAAGCCAAAGCCCAGACCCGTGCCGATCGACGAAACGAACATGGAGCTCGTAGACGACCCCATGGCCACGCACTGAGCCGCCAACCAATTGGCCCGGCAATGGTGTCGGGCCGAACCACGAGGAGAAATGCAGTGACGCAAGACTATTATGGAACGAAACGAGTGCAGGCATGGCCGCAAGATAAGGACGGCCAGAGCGGCTATGCAGTCAAGTACAGCGACGGCTATATCTCATGGTCGCCGAAGAATGTGTTTGAGACCGCATACAAACCGGTGACATCCATGAATTTCGGTCATGCGGTCGAAGCGCTGAAATCCGGGCATCGTGTCGCGCGCGCCGGTTGGAATGGCAAAAACATGTTCCTCGTCCTCGTGCCTGGCTCCATCGGCCTCACCGTCGACGAGGGGCGGCCGCTCGCCAAGGCTGGCGTCCCAGTCGGTACCGTTTTTGATTACCTTCCCCATATCGACATGTTCACGACAACGGGTTCGTTCGTGCCGTGGCAGGCATCCCAGACCGATGTGCTGGCGGAAGACTGGACGATCGTCAACGCGGCCTAATCACTACCCGCCGCGCCCACGACCAGGCGCGGCGGCTTCCTCTCATTCATGCGGGCAGTTATGGCAAGAAAACCGAAAATTCAGGGTGGTATCCAAGGCATTCGCGCGCAGTTCCTGGACGCGCAGCAGGTGCTTGACGAAAAGAAAGAGTTGGTCGATCCGGATGCCAATTTGCTGCGCGACGGCATCAAGGCCGGCCAGTGGGAAGGCGCACCGCATCACAACATGCCCCCAAACTGCCCGATAACCGTGCTCGGTAAAAAGGGCGAGACGATCTATGTCATAAACGCGATCGGCGAGCTCGAGGAGATCACCCGCCACGATCTGCCCACATTGCTTCGGATATTCTCGCCATTCGTGAATTATGTGTTCTGGGCATGGCCAGCCTGGTCAAAGGCCAAGGGCGAGCCCGGGAGTGAAGGTTATGTTCCGCCGAAGGTCGAGCGTGTGCAGCGTGACCAGGCCTGGACGGCGATCATCGGCGAGGCCGGCCGTAAGGGCCTGTTCGATCCGCAGAACAATGTACGCGGCCGTGGCGGCTGGAAGGCGCAGGACAAATTCATCTGGCACAGCGGCAAGCACCTATTTTCTGTCGACATCAAAACCGACAAGCATAATCGCGCAACCGACTGGCAGCTGCAGGCGGCCAAGCCCGGCGATTACGACGGGTTCTTTTACGCCCAGGACAACGACACCGTTCACCCGTGGCAGACGCCGATCGGCGTCAACGATAGCCCGGCGCATATCATCCTGCAGGATCTCAAAAGCTGGAAATGGGAACGGCCATACATCGATCCTATTTTCTTTCTGGGCTGGATCGGCTCGGCGTTTCTTTCCGGCGCGCTCGATGTGCGCCCGATCATGTTCACCATGGGGGGCGCCGGCACGGGTAAATCGACCCTGCACGGGATCCTGCGGGCGCTTTTCGGATCCGCGCTCTATTCCACGGCCAACACCACGGCCGCCGGCATCTATCAGAACATCCGGCAAGACAGCAGGCCGGTTGCCGTCGACGAATTCGAGCGCAAGGCGCAGGGCCAGAAAGAACAGGCCATCATCGAGCTTGCCCGCCAGTCCTATTCCGGTGCCAAGGGCTATCGCGGCGGCGCGAACGGCGACGGTACCGAGTTCGAGTTGCGCTCGAGCTTCATATTTTCGGCGATCCTGCATCCACACCTTGGCGTCCAGGACCGCACGCGCATGATTATTCTGAACCTTAATGCGCTGGACAAGGACGCCAATGCTACACAGCCGCTGATCAAGGAGGAGTGGGGCCGCATGATCCTCAGGCAGATCATGGACGGCTTTCATGACTTCTATTGGCACATTCTGCCAAAGTGGCGGCAGATCCTTTCTGATCAGCGCCTGGCGCTGGATCCCCGTGCGATCGACACTTATGGCACCGTGCTGGCCTGTGCGGAGCTCCTCGTGGGAGAGCAGGGGCTCGTTGACGCCGGCATGCATCAGGATCCTACCGCCGATGGCGTTCGTCTGGATCTCGATATGCTTGTGGAAACCATTGAGGCGGCGACGTCGGCCGACAGGGCCGAGCAGGTGCCGAAATGGCAGGAAGTCATTGAAAAGATCATGGGCGCTAAGGTGGACGCCTACAAGGCCGGCGAGCGGCAGACTGTCGGCGGCATCATAGAGGCGCTGGAAAACGACCAGCGCACGGATATGCTCATCGACGATGCCCGCGCCCGTCTGGCGCTGATAGGTCTCGGCCTGCGCGAAAAAGGCAAGCCCTGCAGGGGCTATGCGCTGGCGATCCCGCACAACGATGACAATCTTAACCGTGTGTTCGCTGATGGTGAATTTAACCACGGCGGCTGGACGCTGGCGCTGAAACAGGCACCACAGACGATCGTGCCGCGCGAGCTGTCCAAGGCCGATAAAACCGTCAAGATCAACCGTGTGGCAAAGACCGTCACTCTTGTTGATCTGGCGGGCTATGATGCCTGGGTTGGTAGCTAAGCCCTAATCTGGTGTTCGTGAGCATCGTAGTTCGCTTGTGATTGAATTGTGGAAAAGGAACGATACCTTTTGTTGAGGTGCGCGACCATACAGGCTTTACAAGATGCGATGCGCTTGTCCGAGGTGAAGAGAAACGCGTTCGGCTTTTGATAGGCCATAGCGAAAATGTGGGGATCGTCGCACGCCTCCTCGTTCTTCCAAGCGTCAAGCGCTTCTAGTTGTGCGATTAGGTTTTCGCAGACAACTGGGTCAGTATCTTCCGTGCGTTTTTTTTGTCTCATGAGTTGGAGAAAGCGTCCCAGAAACTCATTTGAGGCTGCTTCCTTTTTGTATTTCTCATGATCGGAGTATACGAAGGTAACGTTCGGCGCCGTTGCAAGCTGGCTGATAGCCTCTTTGAACCATTTCTCGCCAACGGCCGAGACATCGATAATGACGCGCGCCATCAGAACATCGTCCTCATCAGCTCATTCACAAAAAAATCTTTGTAGTTTTGAGGAGGGTCAACGATCTCGCCTTTAGATATCGTAATTGGGGTTACGACGTTTCCTTTTTCGGTGTTTTCACAAAAGAGGATGTGGGCGAGGCTGATGGTCTCATCTTCTCGCATGTTTGCGCGAAATCTGTCGATCAAGTAATCACTATGGGTTTCAATGACGTAGTGCACTCCGCCCTTAGCCATAGCATAGAGAAATTCTCCTAGTGCCGCCTGCGCAACCGGATGTAGATGCAACTCAGGCTGCTGGAGCAATATAATATTTTCGTCCGGCTCATCTGAATAAAAAGCAGACTCGACCACTATTGGTATTACTTGTGATACCCCAACTCCCACCTGACTTAGAAGAAATTTTTTACCTTGCTTAACTACTGTCACCATCAAGGGAGCGTTCTGGATTTTTCTTGATACTCGATCCACTGAAATATCTTCGAACAAAGAACTTTCTCGACCGAATTTCTTGACGGCCTCAATGCCAATTTTAGCTCGGGCTAATGTCATATCATGCCACATCGACGCGAAATGGGTCCCGGTGGGCTTTATCTTTCTATCAAGGTTGTAAAATCTCTCCGGAAGACCTCGGAGCGGACCGCTGTGCTGCCTCATTGGCAGGTGACCGCGTCGAGTACTGTTGAACATAAGTCTTCGTGCTGCTTCGTTGACACTAGGAGCTTGCATCGCGTGATATATCACATCACTTGAGTTTGCTCCGTAACCCATAACATCATCTTCTTTTGTTAGCGACGTGAAGCCGTTCCTGCGGTCGTGGGCGCTGAAAAGCGACTTGGGGGTAAGTTCGCCCTCGAACGCCGTCATCCTGAAGCTGACGGCGCGCATTGACCACTTGAACGTGAACTGATTGCCATTTTCGACCCAGGTCATCCGCGAAACGTATGGCACAGCCCCTGCCTGCGGTCGCTTTATTGTGATCGCTTTGCCGACAGATCCGTCGTCATCCGTCGTAATAAATCCGACATCAACATCGGCGAAATTAAAGTATGGTGAGAAGAAGTCGTAACTATCTGTTGTTACCGAATCGTCTAGTTTGGGGACGTCTGTAAGCTCTGTTTTAAGCACATATGATAGAAGAAGCAGCAGTGAGCTTTTTCCAGAACTGTTGTCGCCTGTTATAAACACATTGTTACTGACATCTACTTCAACATCTTTAAAGCCCCGGTAATTTCGGGCCATTATTTTGATCGCCAAAGCAACCTCCTCACATCACTGTCTGTCGCGCAAACTACACATGCCCGCCTGATTCGCCACTTCAAATTGAATTTCGTTCGACATTTAGTTGATGCCACCCCCGCCCTTTGCCCCTCGCATTTAACTCTCTTTCCCCCGCCCCGTGATTCTTAAAGCGGTGTCCGCGCCGCCGCATTGAACAGCGATTGGAGAGACGCGTCACGAGAAAAGAAATGCGGTGGCCAATCGCTACGATAGCTTGGAGCAAGTGAGGCGCGGACGGCGCCAGCGCCTGCCGTTGCGGCCAGTTCACGGCCTATGCCTCCCCTTCGCTCCGGCCTTGTGGCCGCTCACCACGATATGCCCGGATAAATCACGGCGCTGGCACTTAACACGGGCGAATGCGTCATAGCGTGAACGTTGCGGGGCTGGTCTGCCCTGCCGGGTGCGGGTGGTTACCAGCGGTTACCATTCGGTTGGCGGTCCGGTAACCGCGATAAATCAACAAAATCAGAGGCTTGAAATGTCGGTTGGCGAGTTACCCATAAATTACACCCTTTTACGCGCGCGCGTGCATACGCGTAGATGGTGATTTGATGGTAACCCAGTAACCGGTAGGTATATGTTCCTGATTTTCTTGCATAAACGCGGTTGGAAAAACGGTTGCCACCGGTTGGCGAAAGCCGCAGCCGGTAACCGGAATAAACAAATAGGGAAATAGCTGGTGAGCGACGAAACCGAGCAAAATCAGGGGCTTCAAGTGGCACACACGCCGCCGGAAATTTCGCCGGAGCGCGCGGCGAAAGTCGGATCGATGGCGGCGATGACGGAAACTGTCATGGCTGGCCTCGCCCAGTCCCTCGCGGGTGAGCGCGAGGAACCCGAGCAGCAATCTCTCTTGCTCGCGGATCCTGACGGCGAGCACTGCCTATTCGGCGGTCCCGTGAAACACGTCGCGTCAATCATGGACGCCGCCAAGCGGGCGAGGGGGAGGCCAAAAGGCTCCCAGAACCGCCGTTCCACCGATCTGGCGAACTACTTGCTATCCATGGGCTATCGAGATCCGGCTTTGAACCTCGCTGACCTGGCCAACTCCAATCCGGTGGCGCTTGCCGCCGAGCTGGCCTGTCTGCCTACCTTCGAAGGTGCGACCCCGGAACAGGTGATGGACGCGGCGGTGCGGACTGGCGTGCTCGACCGCGAACAAGTGTTCAAGATGATGAGCAAGGCATACGATATGATCGAGGATGCCAATGCCGAGCTCATGCCGTTCTTCCATGCCAAGAAGCCGCAGCAAGTCGAGGTGAAAACTCAAGCCTTGGGCGTCATGTTGATTGGTGAAATGCCGAGCGAGCGGCCAGCTGCAGGTGCGACGCTGAACCTGACGCAGGTAGATGCGCCCGATGAACAAAATCAATAGGTTATGCGTCCGACTGTTGGCGCGCAATGTCGGATGGCGGTCAAGGTATTGAAAACAAACAACATGCTACTGCTTAAAGAGTAGTAGGCAGGTTTGGTTTCCTGCCTCGCGCGCGCGGGAAACCGGCTGGCCTCTCGCCCGTGGTGGGGGTAGCTCATGCGGACGCGGGCAATGGCCCGCGACTTCACTTTGGAAAGCCCCTTCGGGGCTCCCCCTATGGGTGTGCCGCCTCACACACACGGCCCTTTTAGGCTTTGCCTGACTGAACGGCATCGCGGCGAAACTAATCTTTCCTGATCGAGGGCGGGCGCGGGCGCGCGGGCTCTGGGTTTTGAAAGGGTTTCAGGGTCATGGGAAATATCGATGTTGCGCGCTATGTGCCGCCGGGTCCGGTCGGTGCTGCTTTCATTCATTCGCGGGGTCCGATCGACATCATCATGGGGCCCGCCGGCTCGGGAAAAACCGTTGCGAGCTGCATCAAGGGACCGCTGCTGGCGGCCTCCTACATGCCTGTGTGCAGGGACGGGCGCGTGCGCGTGAAGCTGATCTGCGTTCGCGACACATACCGCGATTTCGCCCGAACGGCGTTGGCCAGTTGGCACGAAATGTTCCCGATCGGTCACCCCTGGCAACGGCCAGACAAGGGGTATGAGGGCGGGCAAGATCGGCCTGTGCGGCATCACCTGGTTTGGGAGGCCTATCGCGGGGCGGACAAGGTGATTGTCGAATTCACGCTCGAGACGGGCGCGATCGCGGACAGCAACGTGATGCAGTTCGTTAAAGGCTATGAGGTCTCAATGGCCTGGGGCAACGAAGTCGACATGATGAGCCCGGAAGTGCCGGGCGCGCTGTTCATGCGTACCGGTCGATACCCGCCGGTCAAGGATATCGCGCCCTCCGAACTCGATCGAGTTTCGCGCGATGGCCGGGAGGCGATGCGCCGTATGGGCATGACGGTCGACGATACCGAAATCACCCTCCCGCGCATGTTCTGGGGCGATATGAACCCGCCCGACGTCGATCATCCGCTGCTGAAAGAGGTTGGCTGGGAGGATCCTGAAAAGAAAAATCCGGCCTATAATTTTTTCCGCCAGCCTGGCGGCCTCGACGACGGTGCGGAAAACCGGGTAGGCCGCCCGCGCTCGGCTTACGAAATGGATCTGCGCGCCATGTCGGAGAACCTTTCGCGCCGCATGGTTCATGGCTTGCCGGGTTACGCCCAGGACGGAAAGCCGGTGTATCCAGAGTACAACGAAAAAATCCACAAGGCTGACCAGCCGCTGGTGCCAACGCCTGGTCGCGGCATTACGATCGGCCTCGATGGCGGCGGCTCGCCGTCCGCGACGATCGGCCAGCCGCAGTCTAACGGGCAGGATCGTTTGCTGGCTGAGCTGGTGACGGAACCTGGCACGGGCCCGACGCGGTTTTCATTGATGCTACTCGATCTCCTGATGAGCCAGTTTCCGGGCCTTCCCATTATCGGCATCTATGGCGACCCCGCGATGTTCTACGGTGGTGACACCGAAAACGACGAAATGAATTTCGCAATGACCGTGCAGAAGACACTGCGCTTCCCGATCATGCCGGCCCCTTCGAATGAGCCGGGTGTGCGCCAGGACGCGGTGCGCATGGGTCTTACGACCATGATCGACGGCCGGGTGCCGGGCTATCTTGTTGACCCGCGCTGCAAGATGATCCTGGGTGGCTTCGCCGCTCATTACAAGCTGACAAAGCAGGCCACGATCGGCGGTACCGACAAGCTGGCGGTGGTGAAGAATTCTTACTCGCATCCACATGATGCCGAGCAGTATCGTCGCCTGGGCTACATCGGCCTCGCCAATGTCATAGCCCACGGTGTCACAACATCGTTGCCGGCCGGTGTCGTCAGTCTGCATGAGCAGCGCCTTCTGCGTGGCCAATCGACACCTCAAACACCCGGGAATTTCAGCGTATGGGACGTGTGACCGTCACCAGCCCGGCCGCTTGGTTGGACTGCCTCGCGTGCGCGGGCGGCCGCGCGCTCGCGCGTAAGGCGGCAATTTGGCAGCGATCGAACGGCGAAAGCGTATCGCTTCATGCCGGTGATGAGCTGTTGTCCGTCGCCTATCTCGTCCCAGATCCGGAGGGGCGATGGGAATTCTGTTTGTCGCTTCGCCCGCGCGCCCGCGTGTATATGCGCGAGCTTGTCCGGATCGCGCATTTGACGCTGGCGGGTCTGGCTCAAAATCGGACCGTCATAACCCATGTGACGGAAAACAACCGTAGCGGCGTGCGCATGGCCCGCCTCGTCGGCTTCCGTCGCTTGGATCAAACCCTTTGGATTTTTGACGGAGAGCGGTGCGATGGAAGCGGTGAAGGGTCTTTTCGGGGGCGGTTCGAACAAGGAAGCGAAGCGGGAGGCGGAGAAAAGCCGCGATCTGCAGCGGGTGGCGAACGATCGCCAGCTGGCGGAAGCGAACCGCAACAACCAGGCCGTTGCTGCCACAAGGCGCGCGCCTCGCGGTCGTCGCCTGTTTGAGGATGGCGGGGACGCCGGTGGTTCCAGCGCGGTGCTCGCCTGATGGATGGTGATTTCAACGTTGACGTTGCAACCCTGAAGACCCGCGTTTCCAACACCTGGAATGCTCGCGCCCATTGGACGCCGATCTATCAGGAAGCTTATGACTTCGCGGTACCAATGCGACGGCCGAGTGGCGGCGCAAACGGCAGGGCGCGCGGGCCGGATCGCTTGTTTGACATGACGGCGCCTATGTCAGCGATGTACTTCGCCGGCAACCTGCAGCGCGATCTTTTCCCTGCTGGTCAGTCCACATTCGAGCTCGAGGCTGGTCCGCTTGCGGCCATGGCGCTCGAGGACGGCGAAAAGAAGCAATTCAATCGCGAGCTCTCCCGCGTTTCGAAGCTTATCCACCCGTTCTTTCTGGCGGGTGATTGGGACACAGCGATCCACGAAATGTGCATCGATCTGGCTGTTGGGACCGGTGCGTTGTTGCCGGTCAAGGGGACGCCCAGCAACCCCATCATGTTTGCCTGCATTCCCTTCGACCAGCTCGCAATCTCTACCGACGCTTTCGGCAAGGTCAATCTGGTGTCATGGAAACAGGCATTGAGGCGCGACCAGATCGTGGACGCCTGGCCGAAAGGTCGCTTTCCGGAGGATTTCAAGGAACAGGCTAAGACCAGGCCTTCAGACGAAGTCACGGTCTACCAGGACTGGTGGGCTGATCGGCAGCCGGGCGGCGGGTGGCATTTCGGGGCTCGCCTTGATAACTCGGTAGAGCTCATTGCTCATGAGCGGTACCGCACCCAGCCGATCGCCATTCCCCGATACTACCGCGTGCCCGGCGAGGCTTACGGCCGTGGCGTTATTCTGACGGCACTCCCCACGATCAAGACGCTCAACAAGGCGCAAGAGCTCGCATTGAAAAGCGCTGCCATCAACATGCTCGGCATCTGGGGATATCGTGCCGGGGGCACCTTCAACCCGAATACGGTCAATCTCGCCCCTGGCCAGTTCTGGGCGATGCAATCGACCGGTGGCGTTCTGGGGCCGGACATTACGAGGCTCGATCCCGCGTCGGGCAACATGAACGTCGCACAAATGCTGATCGGTGACCTGCAGGGACAGATCAAGCAGGCGATGTTCGATACAAGGCTTCCGGACTATGAAGGTACTCCGCGTTCTGCTTCCGAAATGACGGCGCGCCTGCAGCAGCGGGCAAACATCCATATCGGAGCATTCGGCCGTCTGGTCCGCGAAATCATGCCGGTCGTTGTGCCTCGAGCCGCAGAGATCCTGATGGAATTCGGCATGCTTCCGGGCATCCAGCAGGTGGACGATCTTTTGGTATCGGTGAATGTTCGCTCGCCCATGCAGGCGGCGCTCAATGCCGATCGCATCGCCTCGATCGCAAACTACCACGATATGGTCATGGCTTTTGCGGGTCCGGAGCGACGCGATCTCTATCTCAACCAGGACAAGGTGATGGAAGAGATCGCAAACGGTCTGCAGATCGACAAGGATTTGATCCCGGACGAAAACGAGAAAAAGGCTGTTCTCGTTAAGATCGAGGAGGCGCGCCAACAGCAGATGCAGGCGATGATGGCGGCTGAGATGGCAAAGCAGGCTCCGGGTGCGATCAAGGATCTCGCCGTTGCTGATATGCGGAGGGCTGCATAATGTCCGGTCCTTTTCTCCCCGAACGGGCCGCTCAGCCCATGGATTTGTTCGATCAAATGGTTGAGGGCGGTAGCGGCTGGGAGGAGCTCGAAGGCCTTTTTCGTCCACACCTGCAGGCCGCGCCGTTGCAGCCTGAAGAGAGCGTCGCTCGGTTTATGTACGGGCTCTACCACACGCAACAGGGCAGGGCGATGTTCGAATGGCTGATGGATATCACCATTAGAATGCCGTTGCGGGCCACTGGCCAGACGATTGAACAGACGGCACTCAACACGGCAACGCGGCAGGGCATTAATGGCGTCGGCGAGGCGATGCTTGCCGCGATCAAACATGGCGAAAGCCTCGTCGAGAAATCGCACAACCAGAATGGAGCTGGATCATGAAGGGCAGAATTTTAAGGGGCATCAACTTTTACGACATGATGCTTTTCAACACTGAAGGCGCGGGCGGTGGCGGTGGCGGCGGCGCAGACGCCGCTGCTGCCGCTCCGCCTGCAGGATCCTCTGCGGCGGCACCTCCTCCCGCCGCTGCAGCCGCGCCGCCGTCTCCATCGGCGAGCGCTCCTCCGGCGGGTGCGACACCTCCGCCCGCCGGAGATATCTACAAGCCTGAAGGCATTGCCGATCATATGCTTGGCAAGAGCAACAACGAGACGATCGACAATCTCCACAAGGCGCTGAATGGCTATCGCGAGCGCGACGCGGCGAACAAGGTTCCGGACAAAGCGGAGGCCTACGGTGAATTCACGGGCAGCATTCCGGACACCATCAAGCCGCACCTGGAGACGCTGGCAAGCGATCCGATTTCGGCCCGGATGCAGCAATATGCATTCGAAAACAAGGTGCCGCTTCCGGTTTACCAGGGCATGGTGCAGCAGTTTATTTCTGCGTCTTCCGAGCTCGGGCTGCTGGAGCCTGTTGTTGACGAGAAAGCCGAGCGGGCCGCACTGGTTCCTGATGTTGCCAAGCACTTGCCGGAAGCCGAGCAGCGCCAGGCTGTCGAAAAGCGCATGAACGAAAATTACGCGTTTCTGGACAGCGTTGCCGCCAAAGGTGCCGAAAACGGTGGGCTTGCCAAGGATGACGTCGAGTTCGCCAAGGCCATGCTCGGCGACAGCGCCAAAGGACATCGTGTGTTCGAATGGATGCGCGGGGTGGCCGGCGGCGGCAATGGTAACGGCCCCGCCATGTTGTTCGGTGGCTCTGGTGCAGCGGATCCGCGTCAGGATCTCGCCCGACGCGCGGCGCTCCCGGAAAACACTTGGGGGCACAAGAGCTTCAATAAGGCCTCCTACGATCAGCTGCAGGCGGACTATAAAAAACACATTGGCGACTGACGCGCACTGAACGGCTCCCGCCCGCTGGCATGATTTGCCTGCTACCGGACGGGAGCGACCTGGGCGACGCGCTGGCTATCCTTAACCGGACCCGGCGCAACCCGGCTAATCGGCCCTCTCGGTGATTTCGTCCATCACTCCTTTGAGGTCCTGAAATGACAATCGAAAAATGGTTCATTGAAAAAATCCGCGACAAGGTTCGCCTCCGCTATGCGGCTGAGGGCGGCTACCTCGACGACACCATGACGCGTGGTGAAGGTGGCGCAGGCCTGGTCAAGTTCCCCGTCGCCGGCGGCGAAGTCCAGATGTACGAGCTGAGCGGCGCTGTGCAGGACGTCGATATCTCGGAAATCAACTTCGACATGGTCGAGCTCAAGGTGCGCGACTTCGAAGCAACCGCGCTGACGCGAAAGCAGGACAAGCGCAAAACCGGCCCCAGCCAGGAAGATGCTCTCGCAAAGCTTATGTCCCGCACGGTTCGCAACAAGCGTGACAGCCTGAAATTCGGCGCTCTCAACTCATTCGCGGAAGTCGGCGCCACGACGCTGACGGATCAGCCCACCGTTGTTCAGACGATCGGCGACGGATCGGCCCGCATCGACCTGGAAACAGCAATCTATGTCACCAGCCGGTTGCATGCGTCGGGTGCTGAAGACGATATGTTCTGGCCGATGCCTTACAGCTTCTTCGATCAGCTGATGCTCTACAAGCAGTTCAGCAGTTCGGACTATCAGGGCCCCGCGGACCTGCCATTCGCCAAAAGCTCGAAGGTGAAGAAAAAGACTTTCCAGGGTGTGCACATTATGGCCCTGCCGGACAGTGTCTTCACCTTCGGAACCGGGGCTTATGGCACGGGCACCGTCGACGCAAACGGCTACAAGCAGTCCTTCGACGAAACGAAGTATCTCGATACCTTCGCCTGGGCGAAAGATGCGATGGGCTCCGAGATCGAGTGGGATCAGGAGAACATGCAGGCTTACGAACAGCCGCAGCTCAAGGGAACGCCGGAGCTTTGGAAGGTCCAGCTTTCCGGCAACTCGGTCGGCCTGCTTCCGGAAGGTGTCAAGCGCATCCGTCTGAAGGCCATCAACAAGGCCACGATGCCGGCCAACCAGTAAGCTGCGTGCAGTGGCGGCCGCCCGCCGTCACTTCCTCCCTTTTCACTGAAATCTTGGAGTTTCACCTATGGCCTACATCAAAAGCCAGTTGCGCAACGGCGGCCGCCCGATCCGTCTCAGCCCGACGAAATTCATCCGCTTTCTCGTCTACGCCACCAACGACACGGCCGCTGAAGTCGTGGCGGCTGGCTATTTCAACGAAGCCCGCGCAGACTTGTCTGTCGGCTCCATTATCGACGCCGAAGTGGATTGTGACGGCACGCAGGCAAGCGTTCGCATGCGCGTAACCGCCGTGCCTTCGAGCGGTAATGTCACGGTTGCCAACATCACCGTTACCTGACGCGATCAGGTCGCACTGAACACATGACCGTGGCCAGTATTCTCTGGCCACGGTTTTCTTTTTTCGGGCGGTGGTCATGACAATTGACAGGGCGACGATCATCAATGAGGCGCTGACGGATATCGGTGCTGGCCCCATGTTCTCGGTCGATGACGGTTCGGAGCTTTCCGAGCAGATCGAGGCGACGTGGCGGCGTGTGGTCGACCAGGTCTTTGGCATGCACGATTGGACCTTTGCGCGCAAAACCTTCAAAAACAAGCGTCTTGCCGAGAAGCCGGAGAACGGCTGGTCTTACGGCTTTGAATTGCCCGGCAACCGCATCGGAAATCCCCTCAAGATCATGGACAGGGCGGGACAATCGCCGTCGCCGCTACGATGCTTTGCAATCGAGGAAGGCTTGCTGTTTGCGAATGTGACGGACACCTGGTCTGTCTGCAAGGTTCTGGTCGATCCCGACTACTGGGATCCGTCGTTTCGCGCCGCCTTCACCATCGCTCTTGGCGGCTATCTGGCAATCCCTGTTTGGGCGGATCAGGATCTGCGAGAGGCGAAGTTGGTCGAGGCTTTCGGGACGCCGTCGCGCGAAGGGACCGGAGGTTTGTTTGGCCGGCTGATGGCGCAGGACAAGGCGAGCGCGCCGATCGGCGAGCCGCTGCTTGCGAGTGACCCCCTTACGTCCGTGCATCGCACCGGCGGTCAAGCCTATGTTCCCTGGCATGGAGAATTCTGATGGCGCGCGTTGCGGGACAGCTCAAGAGCTCGGCCAATGCAGGCCAGTTGGCACAAAGCCTTTTCGGCAAGGTCAATCTTAAACAGTATTATTCCGGCGCAAAGCGCATGCTCGGTGTCGAACCTGTGCCGCAAAGCGGTTTCACCTTGCTGCCCGGATCCCGATTTGCAGGGGCGGCTGCTGCGGCTCCGGTGGTCCAGACGACGCTAACCGTCAGTTCGGCCCTTTCCTACACCCTGTTTTTCATGGCCGGTCAGGTCGAGATCTGGCGGCAGGATCTGGTTAAGGTCGCAACTGTTCCAATTCCTCAGATCACGGCCGGAATTCTCCCTCACCTGGAATTCTACGGTGAGGCGAACACGGTTGGCATCTTCCATCAATCACTATGGGAAGGGCTCCGGCTCGTGCGTAATGCGGGCGATGACAGTATTTGGACGCTCTCCGCGTGGCCTTGGGAGAATATTCCGAAGGTCGATCTTGGTGGTTCCTATCCGAAAATAGAAGATCGTTGGGAGATTTATTTCCGTTGGGCGGAAACGGTCGGTGGCCTGTCGATCTCGTTCGGAGTTGATGGCGCTCAAACCGTTGCCATCGGCGTCAATCCCACGACGTGGGCAGGCTTCGAGGCTGCTGCTGTCGCGGCAATCGCGGCACTCCCGGGGTTTGCGAGCGGCGTATCTATCGTTCTCTCCGGCACTGACACGCGGTATCGCAGTTACGCCTTGACCTTTGGTGGTCCTCTGGCGGGTGCCGAGTACGATTTGACCGTCTCGATCCTGAACACGTCGGAGGCATCCGCTTTGCCGAGCCATAAGCAGATCGGCAAGACCGAAGGCGAACCGTTGATTTCGGCCACGCGTGGCGGTTTTGCCGGGTCGACCAATTTTCAGGATCGCCAGATTTACTGGGCTCCGGCTGCAAAGCCGGCCGCGTTGTCCATGTCGAGAACGGGCGAGTATTTCGATATCGGGATCGAAAGCCAGAATGACGCTGCGGCGCGCCTCGAGGCGCTAAGGACGGAAGTTTCCGAGACGGTGCTCTATGTCATCGATGCCACCTATCTGGTCGCCTTCACCGATCGGGCGGAATACTTCGCCTCAAACCGCACAATCGAGAGGGGCAAACCGCTCAACTGGGTGCGCGCGTCTGCAATCGGAACGAAAAAGGGGTGCCGGCCGGTTCTGCTCGACGGGGCGATTTACTTCGTGTCCCGCGACGGTGGGCGGCTCTATTCGGCCAACTATGATGCGGTGTCTGAAGCCTTCAAGCCTGTGCCTGTCAACGATCTCAACAACGATATCGTTTCCGACATTCGCCGAATGGTCGTTCAGCGGAAAAGCGGCCAGATGAACGCTGACCGTCTGCTGCTCTTGCGGGAAGATGGCCGCCTTGTCGTGTGCTCGACGAATGTCAGCCAGGATATCAGCCTGGCTGCATGTGAATGGCCGATCGCTGGCGCCGGCGCCGTCAAAGAAATCTCTGTCGATGGTCTAGATCGAGTTTGGCTGACGGTCGAGCGAAGCGGTGTTTACACGCGTGAGCTCATGACCGAGCAGGATGCGAACCTTCTGCAGCATGCCGTCTACACCAATACGGATCTTGCCGGGCAGGTGGGCGGCCTGGCAGCGCTCAACGGCCGCACCGTCTGGGCGGAAATCGACAATGATTTCCATGGCCCGTTCATTGTTTCCGGCGGAGCCATCCAGACCGGCGTTTCGGCCAGGCCTGCCATCGTCGGCATGTGGTCTCCTCCTGTTCTGGAAAGCATGCCCTTTGTGCGTGTTTTGCCAAATGATGACGTTGTCAGGCGGCCCGGAAAGGTTGTCTCTGTTCGGCTTTTCGTTGAGGACACCGCGAGTATCGCTATTGGGGCAAACGGCCGGCCAGCGCGTGAGCTGCCACTGCAGCTGACTTCTGACAATCTCGACGCGCAGAAAACCAATTTTACAGGCCACAAGTTTGTTGCTGGCCTGATTGGTGCCTGCATGGATCCGACATTGACCATAACGCAGGTGCGCCCGGGGCGGCTGCGCGTGCGAGATTACATCGCGGGGGTAAAGCTCTAATGGAACTGGCGGCAAGCTTTGTGACGTCGATTTTTGGTGGCGGGGCATCAACAGCCGCCGCAGGCGCTGGCGCTGCTGCTACGTCTGCAGTAGCGGCTCCTGCTGCGGCTGGATTTTCTCTCTCCTCTTTGCTTCAGGGGACGGCTACGGTTCTCGGAATGGTGCAGTCCATCAATGCGGGTAAGGCGGATGCCGAAGCGGCAAATGCCGCTGCTGATGATGCCGCGCGCGAAGTGCCTCTGGAAACTCTGCAGGGCATCACCCGCCGCACGGCGCTGAAAAAGGAGATGATGAATAGCATCGGTCAGCAGGACGTTGCCTATGCTGCCTCCGGCGTCGATCTTTCTTTTGGCACGCCGTTGCAAGCTCGCACAGAGGCATTCCGTGAAGCCGACCTTGGTCTGACATCCGACGTGGGGACGGAGCAAGCCCGTGTCGGTCGCCTGCAGGAACGCGAGGCGGAATATCGAAAGCGCGCCAAACGGGCGCGGCAATCCGGACTGTTCAACGCCGCTATCATCGGCGTCAAGGGCGCATCCTCCACCGCAGACAGGTATTGATATGGCAAACAGACGGCTGGATCCCGTTTCTTACAAACCGTTTCATGCTCAGCCCCTTCTCAGCGAGGGGCTGCTTTCCGTTGCCCGGGAGGGCGGTGACCTTGAGCGCAAGGTGGCTGCCGGCCTTGCACGCGTTGCGGACGAATTCGGCCAGCGTGCCGATCGGGAAGCTGAGCGTGCCGGCGAGCTCGCCGGCAGACGCGCGGCTCTGGAGGGCGCGCCGACCGCCTCCACGGTGACGGGCGGTGGATACAGGGAGGAGCAAACGACCGGTGGCGTGCGCGTCAAGGTGCCGCCGGCCCAGCTCCGCACCATGATTGCCGATGCGGCCGTGCGTAACGGTGTCGACCCGCATGCCTTGACGGAAATTGCCGGTATCGAAAGCTCTTTCAATCCTTATGCGAAAAACAACAATTCGTCGGCTGGCGGGCTTTTTCAGTTCGTCGACGGGACGGCAAAGCAATACGGTCTTCGCGATCGTTTCGATCCGGCGCAGGCTTCTGACGCGGCCGCACGCCTCATGCGCGACAATCGCGACCACCTCCGGAAAACCCTTGGTCGCGAGCCAAACGCAGGAGAGTTGTACCTTGCTCACCAGCAAGGCGCTGGCGGTGCCTCCAAGTTGCTGGCAAATCCGAACGCCTTGGCCGTTGACGTTGTGGGTCATGATGCCGTCCGTCTGAATGGCGGATCCGCTGACATGACGGCCGGACAATTCGCCGGCAAGTGGATTTCGAAAGTCGCCCAGGGTGGCGGTTCATACGATAAGCTTCCGTCGGCTTCTTCTGTTGCGCCAGTTTCTGTAACCCCCGTTCGGGAGCCGGTCACTATAGAGCGCGGTAAGGTGGGTACTTGGCGGCCTTCCGGACGCGATACAGTCTATGGTCGGGCTTTCGATGTGAAGGGGGAGCGGACCTATCTCGAGATGGCAGACGCCGCCATGGTTCAAAACCAGCAGGCGGTTTACGATGCCTATAAAGATGATCCGGCGATGCTCGAGAAGGCGCTGCAGGAAAATCTGACCGCAGATCTTCGCGATAACGTCTTTGAGGAAATCGCGCCCGAATACACGATCGCCTATAATAAGCGATCGGCGGCGCTGTTGAGTAAAGCCAGGGCTGACCAGAAAGAGCGTGCGGACGCTGCTAATCGTATCGATTTTCTCGGTCGGGTCGATGATCTCGAAAATCGCAAGAGCCAGCAGCTGGCTGGTCTGAAAATGGACGATGATGCAGCTGGCGCTGCCCTGGCGGACACGCAGTCGACGATCGATGCGCATTATGACAGTGCCGTTGCGCGAGGCGTCTTGACGGCGGCTGAAGCAGAGAAGGCGAAGCGCAAAAGCCGATCGGATCTGACGGTAGGTTTCTATACGAAACAGGCATCGACGATGAATGCCGACCAGATCAAAACCATGCGTGCGGACATGCAGCGGGACTATGCTGCCGGAAAGCTGGATGGTGTAACGGCCGACGATTGGGACGCGATCGACAAGGGGCTGACCGGAGCTGAAAGCGCCAGGCGCACGCAAGACGCCAAATCGAATGCCGACCTCGAGAGGCGCGGTGAGGAGATGGCAAAACGGATCGCCCGTGGTCTGCCGGTCGGCGCTGACGAATTGGCCCGTTTCCAGCTCGATGCCGGCACGGCCCCGCGCGGCAAGGAAATCGTTTCTTCGACACTCACACGGATGAAGGTTTCGGATGCTATTCGAACCCAGCCGATCGGCGAGGTGGAAAAATCCGTCAAGACCATCCTGGGCGAGAACGCGACGGCAGACGATATCGATTTCGCTCGTAAGGCAATTGCCGACCATCGCAAGGATCTGCAGACGGATCCGCTCGGGGTTGCCGAGCGTTTTGGCGTGCTTCCGGTTTCGGAAGGATTGCCGCTGGATGGTGATGTGGATCCGGCTTTGGTCTCGGGGGCCTTTTCGGAGCGTATCAATGCCTCGAATGCCGCCGGCCAGCATTTCGGCGTTTCGCCGCGGTACTTCCGACCTGGTGAGGCTGAGCAGATCGAGGCGGCTGTAAAGGCGGATCCGGCGAGGGGGTTGGCGATCGCCGCCGGCCTGGTGGATGCGGCCGGCCGCAATGCCGATCGAGTTTTGCGCGAGCTAGGTGAAAGCGCCCCTGCGGTTGCTCTTTCCGGCGGCCTGATCGCGGCGGGTGGCAACAGACAGGCCGCGCTCGATCTCATTTCTGGCTTTGGCAAAAGCCCGGAAGGAAAGGCTTACACCGATATCCCGAACACGAAACGTATTCCGGTTGCCCAGGCGATTGCCGGCAATGCCCTGCAGTTCTCACCCGCAGAAGTGAACCGCCTTGATGAAGCGGCCGCCGCGATCGCGCGCAAGCGTCTTTACGATGCCGGCGTTGATCCGAAGAAAGAAGACGCGCGGCCGTTTTACGAGAAGGCCTACCAGGAGGCGGCGGGCGCGACGTTCTCGAACGGCGTTCAGTTCGGTGGTTTCACGAAATACAGCGGTGGAATGTTCTCGCGTTCACGTCAGATCCTCGTTCCGCCTTCCATCCGGGCGGACAAGTTCGGTGATCTCATCGATGCGCTGGAGGATGCGGACGTGGGCAACGTCGTTGCGAAGAACGGCCGCGCCTGGTCCGCGCGTGATTTTCAGAAGGCAACGCCGATCGCAGTCAATGGCGGCTATGCTTTTGCGCTTGGAGATCTGTCGAGCTCGTCTCCCCAGTTCATCGCCGACAAGGACGGAAACCCCGTGGTGCTGGATCTCGCCGGCATGCAGGGCAGGCTCGGTGCGCGCGTTCCAGGAGCTTACCGATGATCCAGCTGCCGAACGTCACCGAACTGCCCGCCAGCCGCTCGGACGGTCCTGAAAGCTGGGGTGAAGCCTGGTCAAAGGCTGCCGGCGCGACCGACGAAACAATGCGGCTGATCGAAAATACCAACGCCGATTATTACGGTCTGGAAAAGGCCTATGACGAGCGTATCAGGCTCATTGCCGATATTACCGGCCAGACGCTGCCCAATCCCATGCGCGAGGCGGCAGCCGTCGATCTCGACCCTAATCGAGCCGCCGTGATGGCCATGTCACTGGGCGGTGGCGGCACGGCGTTTTCTTCCGTCGACGATGAAAGCAGGGCGTCGCGCGAGGATGAGTTCAACACGAAGGCGCTTTCACTGTCTGGTAAATACCGGCAGGAAATCGAACAGGTCCTGTCTACCAGTGTCGAGGAAGCCCACAACCAGGTGATGCGCGATGCTGAAAAGGCGTCGCAGGAAGCGTTGAATTCGCCGGAGCTCGGCGCGGCTGGGCGTCTCGGCGCTCAGTTGGTCGGCGGTTTGCGGGGTGCTGCGCGGGATCCGACGCAATGGGGCATGGCGATGTTTGGGGCAGGCGGTGCCACCTCGTCGACTGTTGCCGGCAGGATCGGCAAAACCATGTTGACAGAAGCGCTGTTGAACGGCGGGCAGGAACTGGTCCTGCAGGGTTTGAGCCAGGAGCGCAAGCGAGCCGCCGGCCTCGAGCACGGTATGGGCGATATGCTGCAGAACGCTGGCGTTGCGGCGGTGTTCGGTTCATTGTTCGGCGGATCCATTCAGGGCGGTGCTGAATTGGCCCGGGTCTACCGCATGGGCAAAGGTGGCGAAGATATTGCCGCGCGCGTCCTCGACGGCAATCCCCAGCCTGGTGATATCGAAGCCATGGCGAAAGCCATGAATGTCGATCTCACACCAGAAAAGCTCGATCTCATAAATCGCAGCTTTGAGGAGCGCGTGCTGGACGATTACATGGTGTCTTCGGACGCCTCGCCGGCACAGATCGAGGTCATGCAGGCCGCAGAGAGATATGCGGCGGATCCGGACAATTTCCCGCCGCCGGAGATCGTCGAGCGCATGCTGGCGGAACAGGAGGCCGGACGGCTTCCGACGATGCGGCCCGACGATTACGAGCGGATTTACAGTGGCGACGCAAATGCAATCGATGATATCGCCGACACCTTTTTTGCTTCTGACGTTGCAGATGCTGCGCGGCGCATCGATGAGGCCGCCGCGCGCGTCGAGACTGTTGCCGACAAGGTCTCCGATCCTTCCGTTTCTCCTCAGTCGGCCGGGCGCCAGATTGATGAGGCTGCAGCGGCTTCATCCGCCGATCGGTCACCGCAAGAGCAAGCTATTCGCCCGCGCGTCGTCGCTGAGCCGCTCGATGACGTCAGCATGCGAAACGCCGAGATCCGCGCCGGCGAGCTCGCCGAACCCACGCGCGACATGAACGGCAATCCTGAAAACTATTTCGACTTTATCGCGATCGAAGATGGTGACGGCAAAGTGAGCGTCGTTTCCGCCAGGGAAGCGCTCGAGATGGCCGCCGAACCTGAATTCCTCGCCGATCTTTTGGAGGCATGTAAACTATGAGCCTGCGTGATTGTCTGGCTTCTGCCGTTGCACAGGGGGCGATCAACTCGCGCCAGGCGGATGAATTGCACCGCTATTACGATGCCCGCTTTAACTCCAAGCGTTCGGCAATGCCGGAGCGGGAGGCGATGGCGGCCGCGCGCGATGAGGTGGCGGCCGCGCTGCGCGCTGATGCGAAAGAAATGCGCCGGCAGGTAAATCTGACGGAAGCCGCACGCAAGGATCTGGCGGGCTTCATCGAGAACTACAGGGACAAGAAAGGCCGCCCGGATAAGCTCGATGCCGTTTTGTCGCTCATGATCCACAATGGTTACAAGGGCACCCAGAGCATGGCCGGCAAGGCCAACGCGATCATAGCCCTTGCGCATCGTCAGCTTTCGGATGTGATGTATCATTTCCGGCGTTCCAAGGGGCTCGGCCGTCGCTTGAACAAGGTCGATATTCCGGATCTCATCACGGCCATGCATGGCGAACATGTGAGCAATCCAACGGCCAAGGCGCTTGCGGGTGCTCTATCCGGCGTCCTTGAGGATCTGCGGCTGCGCTTTAATGATGCCGGCGGCAACATTCCGAAGCGGCAGGACTGGGGCATTGTCCACAGTCATAACCGCCGGGCGATCCGTAAACTGGGCCGCACTCCGGAGGAGGCGCGTCAGCGCTGGAAGGATTTCATCCGACCGTTGCTCGATCCGGAACAGATGACCAATCCGAACACGGGGGAGGTGATCGGCGCCAATGGTCTCGATAGCTCGCTTGATTATGTTTTCGAAACCATCACCTCCGATGGCTGGGCACATCGGCGGCCGGAGGGGCGCAAGTTCGGCAAAGGCAAGGTGGCCAGCAAGTACCAGGACAGCCGCTTCCTGATTTTCAGGGATGCAAAAAGCTGGCTGACCTATAACGAGAAATTCGGTAGCTCCGACGCGATCGGCTCCATTTTCAACCACATCAACGGCGTGGCGCGCGATATCGCCGCCATGGAGCGTTTCGGGCCGAACCCTGACGCAACCATGGAGTGGCTGAAACAGGCCGTGCAGGTCGATATCGGCAAGCGCCAGTCTGGCGCGCTCAATATCGAAGGTCTGAAAGTTCCGGGTCTGGATGCTGTAAAAGTCGCTGAGTACCGCGTTGACAGTCTCTGGCGGGCATTACGCGGGCGAGAAACTGTCTTGAGTGGGCCGGCCCAATGGGCGGGTGATATTCGTAACCTCGCGACGTCGGCGGCGCTCGGATCGACTGGCATTCTGGCGGCAGCAACAGATCCGTTTGTAGCGGCCGCATCGCGCCGCCTGGCTGGCCTTCCTGTCGTGCGTGGTTTCGGCGGGATCCTGAAGCGTTTCGCCAGTGACGGCGATCGGAAGGCGATGGCGCGCCGCGCGATGATCTGGGACGATTATCTGCACACGATGAATGAGAGCGCGCGCTTCGTCGACCAGATGTTTGGCCATGAATGGAGCCGCTATCTTGTCGATCGGTCGCTGACCTGGAACGCACTTTCGCCATTGACGGATGCCCGCAAGCGTCTCGAGGCGACGGCTTGGCATGAAACGCTCGGTGGCCTGGCTGAAAAGGATACAGACTGGATCGATCTTAACCCGCTGCTGCAGCGGGCCATGGAGGGTTTCGGCATTACGCCTGACGACTGGCACAAGATGCGTGCCGGCGTCGACGATATGGGTTTTCTGGATCCGGGCGGCGTCTTTGAGAAGACGGGCGATCGTATGCTTGCCGAAAAATATGCCGAGCTCATCCAGCAATGGCAGGAACGATCGGTTCCGGCCGGAGATCCGCGCGTCAAGAGTGTGCTGACAGGCAAGGTGGAGCGCGGCACGATCCTGGGGGAAATCGCCGAGTTCGGATCTCAGTTCATGAGCTTCGGCATGAGCTTTACGGCGCGGCAGATGGAGGCGATGTATGTCTATTCCATGCTCTCGAAAAGCACGGCCGGACGGATTGCACGCGGATCCGGTTATTTTGCAGCCATGGCTATACCGTTGACGATGGGGGCTGCGATGTACACCCAGATCCTGAGCGTCCTCAACGGGAAGGATCCGGAAGATATGACGGAAGGCAAGTTCTGGGTGAAAGCCTTCGTCAAGGGCGGCGGTGGCGGCCTGTTTGCCGATTTCGTCGACAAATCGGAAAATCGCTTTGGACAGGGCCTCACTGCGACATTGGGCGGTATCGGTGGCGCGTTCATTTCGGACACGGTGGATCTGACGCTGAAAGGCGTTCAATCGATCATCTATCCGGAAGAACAGCAGGTGGGTCGCGCCGCTGCGAAATATGTCGGTCGATATACGCCGATCCTGTCTTCACACCCGGCAACGCGCCATTGGTATCGCCGCGCTTTCGTCGATCAGCTGCAGTGGCTGCTGGATCCTGACGCGGACAAAAGCTTCAAATCCCAAAAGGCGAAGGCGTCTCATTGGTGGGAGCCTGGCGAACTGACTTTTAAAAGGCTGCCGGACCCTAACGCAGCTTTTGGGTCGGAATGACGGTCTCCTGCTTCACCTTTTCACCGAAGCATGCATAGGTTGAGTGACGGGGGAATCATAAATTTGAGGGTGATATGAAATATGCAGGTCTTGCCCTGGTATTGGGGTATGAGGCTATAGGAATTTGGACATTTGCGTTCCTTAGTCTCTTTGACGGTATCAATTACACTTGGTGGAACTGGGTTCTCGTTCTTCCAATCAACTTCTTTCTCGCCCAAATCTGGCCGATCTATTGGGGCTTATTGCGATGGATGTTCTGAGGTTGGTGTGTGTCCTCGCTGCCGTGGCTCTTCTTCTTGCACTCGCGCCGTGGCCCTACGGGTATTATCAGCTTTTGAGAGTTGGTATTTTTGCGGCTGGCATATTCGGCGCCGTGACGCTATGGCGCAAAGAGCAGGGGATGGCTGTTGCTCTTTTGATCTGTGGTCTCGTTTTCAATCCATTGATCCCGATGCACCTGAGCCGGCAGATTTGGTCTGTATTGAATGTTGTGGCCGCCGTGGCGTTTGCCGTTGCTGCTTACCGGTCTGGCCGCACTTAACCTTGCCTGTCAGCCCTTAGGCTCTGCCTGATCCAAAAATTCAGGCGGGGCGAAGATGGCTGAAAATCCTTATCCCATTCCACGGCAGTTGCGTCAGAGCTCGATCCTCGTGGGTGATGGTGGCGACACCTATGGCCCGTTCGATTTCAAGATATTCGATCGGGGTGACGTGGTTGTACTCACGCGACCTGCGGATAGCCCGCGATTTCTGGATGTGGCGGGCTTGATTGTCGAAAAGGTCGGCGGTGACGCTGTAGCATTCGACGATTTCACCATCAAGTTTCCGTCCCCTGTTCCGGCAACGACGCAATACGTCGTCATCTCCATGCGCTTGGCCGAGCGCGTCGCCGGTGTGCGATCGGGAACGCGCATCGATCCGAACGCCCTCGAGAAAGAGTTCTCGAGGATCGCGACGCAGGAACAGGAATTGAGGCGTGATATCAACCGCGCGTGGAAGAGTGACCCGGGGCAGGTCGGCCTCACGCTCGATGCCAATGTTCAGGATGGTGACACCCTGATGAAACAGGGTGATCGGCTCGCGGCCGGACCAAACATCGTTGCGGAGGCCGATAGGGCGGAGGAGGCGGCAGATCTCGCCGCCGGATATGCGGGTGACGCTGTCAGCCAGGGCAACGTGCCGATCTATGGCACGGTGCAGGGGCTTCCTGCGCTGACTATCCCGGCTGCCATCACAGCCATTCGATTGAACGGCTATGCCGCAACCGACGATAACGGCGGGTGGTTCGCCGTCGAGATCGCGAATCTCGGTCCTCTTCTTGCCTGGCACCGCCAGTCGAATGCTGGCACGAGGCGGTGGCTGCTCGTAACGGAAAAACCGGTTCCGGAAATGTTTGGTGTAGGCCGCCCAGCGCTGGCCGCCGCCCGCGATTACGCGATCGCCATGGGTTTACCGCTTCGGCTCTACGGAAAAAACTATGACGCCGGAACGGCCTTGCCCGCTTTCGACTTCCAGAATGTTACGATTGATCCGGATCCCGGCGCGTCGGTAACTGGTGCGATCGCGATCTATGCTAGCGGAGATCCTCTGGTTACCCGCTCGCTTGCCATCAACTATTCTGACACGGCCGGCACCACTTACAGCCACTCATTCACGCCGTCGCACAAGAAGCCGTGGGCCGAAAAAAGCCTCTGGCTGTCCGACGGCGATATTGACCGGACCACCTATTCCGCCGTCGATGCCATCAATATGCTGCATCGAAAAGTCGCCTGGCCAGCTGGTGACAGTTGGGCCGCCGGCGCACCGACCGGCGACGCCTCCCAGATCAACTGGCCGGTGGCTGCGGCCGCCGAGTGGCGAGTGTCGTTTACGCCAGTCAGAGGCGGCGATGAGGTCAGTGCGGTCTTTGGTGCTGGCGCCTATCAGCGAGGTGCCTTTATCCGCACAAGCCTCGGCTATGTCGCTTTCCATGTTGATGCTGCTGATGGTGCCGGTAAATACTCCGTGAAAAACGCCGGCCAAGCCGTTTCACAAGTGAATGTTGACTGGCTCGCCCGCGCCACTCATGCGTCCATGCGGTCGTCGAATGCCCTTTGGACCATCCGCATCATTGATCACAGAACCTTCTCCGTGCTGCTCAATGGAATGGAGGTCATCGGCAAGCAGAACATCGGCGACGGCATTATTTATGATGCGGGCTTTGGTTCCTATGGCGATGCCACCGCCGTCGTGAAGATCGAGCAGATCTCGCGCTGCCGGCGTCGGGCGACGACGACGCCGCAGCCATCGCGCTTCCTGGTGATTGGTGACAGCATTTCCGCGCCTGTGCAGGGTGACTGGCCGACGATGTTCCGCGAGCTGATGGACGGGACAAATGGTCTCCGTGTCATCGATGTGGTCAACCAGGCCGTTGCGGGCCAGAATTCCGCCGACGCTCTGGCAAGGCTGAATTTGCTTGGAACGCAAAACTCCAATTACGCCCTGGTGTTTATCAGCACCAACGACATTCAGGGCGGTTCCAGTGCGGAAACGACGCTGGGAAACCTTGGTTTTGCTGACGGAGATAGCGGCCTCCTGTCGATCCTTCGGGCAAACTTCTGTGAGCCGGTGGTGGCAATTCCGCCGCTTTGGTATCCGAAGGCGTTGTCGGGCTTCGGTGGCGACACCTTGAATTATGAGAAGGGCGCTCGTACGCGGGCGGCCATCATGCGTCTTTGTGCCATCCGTGGCATCAAGGTAGTGGATCTCCAGCATGTTGTGGGGCCGATCCTCGCAAGCTTCCTTACGTCGCCCTCGATGGACCGGTTCGTGCGCGACAACATCCACGGCACGCCGGCGATGAACCGGGTTATTGCCTGGGGCTTTGCGCGCGCGGTGTCGGACATCATATTCCGGAAGATGACGCCGGAAATAAAAGAGCGGTTATTGCCGAACCTCTATCAAAACGGATGGACCGGCACTACCGGAGCCGCCTCGTTCGTTGTCAGTGAAGACGAATACGTGACGTTATCCGGGTCTTTCCAGGCGGGAACCAAGACGGATGGAACCGTTATTTATGTCCTTCCTGAGAACCTTCGGCCGTCCAGCAACCGGGTCTTTTATGTGCCCACGGATAGTGCGGCGACGACGAATGTCAGGATCGATGTTCAGGCGGACGGCAACATTGTCATCCGCAGCGCCGGCGCCGCCACCACTTTTGTGCTCAGTGGTATTCGCTGGAAGCTGAGGGCTCTATAGCTGCTGGCATTTGACCGTGCCCTCTCGCGCTTACCATGGCTCCAGTTGAAAAACCGGAGCCATCTTCATGTCGTCAAAGCTGCCTGACACTGTGCCTTTGCATGCGCAAAACCTTCTCGATTTCATCGGAGATATCGAAGCGCCTCAGGGTTACGATACGATCTTCGGAAATCGGCAAGGCAATTTGCCGGTACCGCTCACTCAAATGACCTACGGTGAGATCGTGGACGCCCAGGGCAACTGGGGGAACAAAACGTGGGTGCGCGCAAACTGGGGACACAAGAACGCCTCGAGTGCCGCTGGTCGATACCAATTCATGCGCAAAACCCTACAGGACATTGCCAAGGCGGTCGGCTCTATCGATGGCAGGACAATCTTTGCGCCCAGCCTGCAGGATCGCTTGGGTTACTTTTTGCTCCTGCGTCGCGGGTATGCAGATTTCATCGCGGGCCGGATCGACCTCGTGCAGTTCGGGCTCAGGCTCGCGCAGGAGTGGGCAAGCTTCCCTGTCCTTGCCGCGACGCAAGGTGCTCACCGACAGGTGATGCGCGGGCAAAGCTATTACGCTGGGGATGGTCTTAATAAGGCTCTCGTCAAGCCGGAGCAGGTCGAGCAGCGGCTGCGTCACGTTCGCGAGCTCGCTGCGCTTATGGCTGAGGCGAGCGCGCCGGCGACTACGTCTCCTAAGCCGCCCAAGGTAAAACCGGCCAACGCTCCGGTAGTCCCCGAAGAGAACATTAGGCCGGCGGCGAAACCAGTGCGGAAGTCGGGTCGCTTTTGGAGCTGGTTACTCGCGGGCGGTATTTCGGGCACGACAATTACCGAGAAGTTAGGGGCTTTCCAACTTGACTGGCGTGTGCAGATCGCGCTGCTCGGCGTCGTCGTCGGCTTCGCGGTCTATGCAATCGCTACCATGCCGGCGGTTCGCCGTGCTTTGGGCATCGGCGATGCTTGACCGCCTCAAGACCTCACTGGTGGCGATCGGAGGCGCGGTGGCTGGCATCGCTGCCACCTATGCCGTCGCCTCGTTGGTGATGGTGCCAGCGGCGAAACGTGACGGCAAATCGGCCGCAATAGCTGAAATGGCCATTGCGGCCGCAAAAGTTGAGATGCAGAGGAAGGGTGACGATGCGAGCCTGCAGACCAAAACAGATTATGAGCTTTGCGTTCTTGGCCTTCGCAGCAACGGCTTGCCAGTCGATGCCTGCGAGCAGCTGCGCAGGTTGGGCGAAAAATAATCTTTCGCCGTCCGGCCTGGTAGCGCTCATCGCGGCAGATCGGCCCGGCGCGGAAAGGGTTATTGGAAACGACCGCAATGGGCAGCGGCAGGGCTGCTGGAGCTAAAATGAATCTCACGGATCTGCTCGATGCGATCGGAATAAAGCTTGGCGTGCTGGTTGCCGGTTTCGCCGGCGGGCTTCTTCGTGCCTTGTCCCGAAAGAGTTTCACCGTGCGGGAGGTGTTTGTATCGCCCATCTGTGGCGCGCTCGCTGCAGCCTATCTCACGACGCCTGTGCTTCATTACCTCTACAAGATCGGGTGGCCGCTACCCGAAGATCCGGTTGCGACGATGCTCGCTGCTGCGTTCCTTGTCGGAACAAGCGCAATGTGGATTTCCGATCTGGTTTTTCTGGCGCTGGGCAAGTGGGTGGACAGCAAGCGGACTTCCGTCTGATGTCGGACGAAAGTCGGGAACGTCGGATTGATGTCGGAGATTTGTCGGAAGGGTTGGCTAAATAGTTGATTTGTATTAGGTTTTTGGCGACCCCTGCAGGACTCGAACCTGCGACCTACTGCTTAGAAGGCAGTTGCTCTATCCAGTTGAGCTAAGGGGCCGTCATGCCGGGCAATCGATGCTCC